GCATCGGGCACGTTTGTATCCAACAGGGTTGAATTATACGCGATTTCGATATTTATTCCCCGCGATATGGCCACAGAAAGCCAAAACTCCGCGCAAGCTCTACCAGCTTCTGCCATTATGACATTGGAGTTATAGGAATAGTCTATACCGTAAAGGTAAATCTTAGCGACTTTATGATAAATCGCAAAAGCTATCGCATAAGGTACTGTATTGTTAAAATAGCAGAGTCCAGTGTCCTTGACCACCTCCTCAAGCGGATAGAGCGCGGCCCCGGGAACTCTTTTATCTAATGTGCAAGTGTATATCGGGCCTGGATGCTCTCCTAGCGCCCGTCGCATGGCCTCTGTTTGCGGCCCCGCGTCTTCCGTATCGAGAAACCGGGATGCCGGGTCCATCATAAAAACGCGGTCATGCTTGATGGGGACCATCATCGAGTTGATGGCCCATACCTCATCGTAGCTCTTACCGTTGGCGACGGACGAAGTAAATACTCCCTGCGTGCCGCCAAGGCCGACAATGGCTACTTCTGCACTATTGAGCTGGTCTGGCATCACGCTCTACTCGGAGAATACTATCATGTCTATATTCGTCATGAATTTGTTTAGCCTCTCCTAAATGTTTAAGCCACTGCAGAGATTCCATGAATCTGGCATTGTATACTTGGAGCAGGTCCGCTTCACCCTTCATAAAAGTATAGGCCTCCACAAGGCTACCATACAAAAGACACAATTCCGCATTTGTGCCGAGCCAGCTAGTTCCATCAGAAGCCGCCGTAATTGACTGAGGCCGGTAGAAATAGTGTAGCTCCATTGTATAATCGTCATCTGGAGTGGGGGCTAAAACAAAGCTATTTTCATCCCAGTCTCCATAGTATTTAGGCACTCCTGTAGTGCTGGGATCAGGAGTATAATCCTGAACAAACGTAGTGTGCTTGTACTGAAGAAATTCATTATCTGAACTATTCACCACACTTAATGAAAACGGGGACAGGAAATCTGTGGGTTTAGTGAGAAACTTTGTAGATTGTGTGGCTGACCCCGTAACATTTTTACGGAAATCATCTAACTGGCACTCTTTCAGAACACGCTCTTCAGCGTTCAGGATGAATCGTATTAAATTATTAGTAAAAGTTGTTTCTGTGTTCTGCGTATAGTCCTGGATCGCAGTTTTAAGCGTTGTAAACGTAAAAGCCATAATTATGCACTCACCGTAACCGGACCTGCCGAGGCTACCGATCCCCCGCCGCGTACTTCACCGCTAGTGGCGGTACCACTTGCTGCAGTAAACGTGTAGCTATCTGCATTAACCTTCGTAATAGAGTACCCTGCCGCTTGCTCTATGGTGCCTGAACTAAAGCCATCCATAGCATTAACACTTCGAAAACGAACGGTATCCCCAGTAGCTCTTCCATGTCCCCTCTCTGTCACAGTAATTACTGCAGAACTAGCGGCCCCCGATTTAAAGGCATTTTTTTCCAAGAGTACTTCTACTGCCGGTTCAGTTCGGGGAGTTGACGCATATCGAAGAGCCTCCGCATCAGCAATGTGCTTAACAGGGGTCAACTGGGGCTGTTTTTCTTCATACTCTGAGGTATGGACCCGTGCGCCATTCCACTCTATCCGCATCTCTCTATACGGGAAAGCGGCCCCGCTTCTATCAGAAATAAATTGTGCGAATTTTCCTGCTGAATAAGCCATCACCCCACCCGCAAATAAGATGCCGCAGGAACCATACTATAGGCCACCTTCTCTTGGTCTTCTAATAGGGCGCTCGCCATATTTTCTTCGTACACCGCCTTGAGCACNGGCAATAATTGTGGCGCAAACTTTAGCGCGAGTTGATATGCCAACCCAGATACTAGGCAAGGAAGAAATCTAAAGGGAATATCTGGATCGTTCACTGATGTATCCAGATCCTGTATTCGAATAAACCTATTATATATAAGTTGGTCAGTTGAATTTTCCGGCACCTGCCAAATAGTTACCGTAGGAGTAATTTGGCGATCAAAGAAAAATTGGCTTGCCCGCCCCTGAGTCGTTTTATTGGGAATATGTAAGTACTCCGCCCGACCTATGGCTGAGATCTGCTGATCAACACTGTCTCGTCTAATTACGGCGGATAAAATATCTATTGTGGATTGTACATCAACCAAGCTCGGATCTGCACTAATCGTAGTGGTGGCCGCGCTGCTTGACCCCGTAATCGTTTCTGCAGCAGTAAACGCCCCACTCGGCACCGTTAAAGTAAGGGTTGTGGCGGTAGGCTTGGTAATGATAGATGCAGTTGTACCACTACTGCTCCCAGTAATGGTCTCCCCCACACTTAAACTACCCGACGCCCCAACGGTTGCTGTGATTGTACCTACGGGATATGTAGCTATTGCAGAAGACGTAGAAAGCTGGGCAAGAGTTTGCGTAACCTGCTCTACTTTCCATAGATGAATGCCACGATTGGCCCATTCTGCAAAAAGAAGATTTAAGGACCGCCGTGCTGTCCGCGCATCGTAACCGGTTCGGAGCTCCTGGCCGCACCTTTCAAATGCTTCCTCAATAATCTCAGCAGCATTGAGATTAAAATCCGAAGAGCCTGATGTAGCCATACTAAGTTATCCAAGTTTTAAAGGATCTAAATGGATCTCCTGTAGCAACAACTACTCTCTTGGGGGGGACTACTGTCGGCGTTGTTGTAGCCTCAACAGTAGACTCATTAAATCCCCCCGCCCTGTACCGGGGTGTGTACTTTTTCCTCTTTTTCTTCGAGGGTTGAGGAAGCCTCGTTATTCGACTCATGGACTAAAAGTCCTTGATACATTCTACGAGGATGACATAAACATCGCCATTAGAGTGGCCAGTGGTGGTGAACTGAACATCCCCCGTTTTTCCGGACCCCGCATAATTTCGCAAACCATCAAAGCTCGAAAAATCGATATACCCGGTGTCGTCTGTTTTACAATCCCACGCAGCCACATCCGCAGTTGCATCCCATAGAATTCTAACTGACATACCAACCGTTCGCCACCAAATCCTATTGATCCGAACGGCAGAGCAGCTTCTATTGTGGTTTGTTTTGGCCAGTCCAGAGACATCTATTTTTGTAACTGCAGATTCCCCTGAACCATCGCTCGTGTTAGTGAACTGGGCTGTATAGAAGCGAGCACCATCTTCAATAACAGTCGTAGAAACAGCATCGGCCATAATCTACTCCTTAATTTCCCCCGATAAGACCATCATTTTATATTTGGGGGTTCCCGGAGGGGGGAGATCCTTGGTCAAATGTATTCCGTAAGAGTATTTAGTCTTACCTTTGGACTCTTTACTCTTAGGACTTGCGGTGCTTGCGGCGTTACGTTTTTTCGCAGCCATGATCCACCTCTACGGTAGATCATTATACTGGATCATGCCATCCGTAGTTCTTTGAGCGGCGACCCAGATATAATCGCACCAAGCAGCATCTGCTGTGGTCGTTCCAGACATGGCACCGAACCACGGCGTCAAGGCTGAAGTGGGTATGTTCCCCGTAGTAGTTGTTTTCAGCACTCGGTCAACATAGAACTGCACCTGTCCCGTGCCCTTAACAATGAAGCCTAAGCGCCGGGTATTGGTGATAGTAGACGAAGACTCCGCGCCATCAGCGAAATCAATGCCGGTATCCGTTTTGGTTTCTGTTCCACCGCTATCGCAGTTCGCGTAGATATCGGCAGCGCCTTCTACCAAGAGAAAACCGATTTGATTGTTCGCGGTAAAGGGGACACCAGTAGCAAATGTGCCATTTTCCGCCAGTCCAACAAACATATCCATGTCGTCAGCATCGGCTACTGCAACACTTGCTTCAAAAAAGATAAGTTTATTTGACGCGGCCATGAAAATTTCATTGCCCTGAATAGAACCGCCCGAATTATCATTCGAACCATCTCCAGTGGATTTGGCCCATCCGCCAACATGATCTGCTAGGCAAGTTAATGTACCACTATTGAGGACTTCCTTTGTCCAGTCGTCAGTGTCATCAATATCAATCCCCGTAAAGTCATCATACTTGAAGACAAAATCAGGATTGATCTGCATCGGAAGATTTTTAAACCATGATCCTAAAGCGCTGGCATCACTGCCGTGACCGCTGTACATAATTGGACCAGAAAAACGTGTCGTACCCATGGTACACCTCCTTACAAAGGTTTTGCCCTAGAGTCTTCGTAAGCGTCTGCTGGGTCAGTCGCTAGGGCTAGATTATCCCAGAAAGGAGGGAGAGGGTTGCCCCTCTCCCCAGTTTTCACGCGCCAGGAGAGCCGAACACACAACGTGGGTCAGACCAGCCGAAGCTATAACGCTCGCGGGCCTTGAACCGCACATTTCCTGTGTCAAAATCGCCTTCCATCTTCGTGGACATAGGCATACGCTCAAAGTGGAGGAAGCCACGAGGAGCATCGGTTTTAATAAACCAAGCGTCTGTGTCCGTCAGATAGTGGTTAACGACATAACCCTGCGGGAGCATACCCATGTTCCGCGTAGCATTGATGTCATTATCCGCAGTCCCTGGACGAAGAGTCGATTCGAGCAACCTGTCTGCAACGAATTGCAGGTTCGGCGGAACGATTAACTTTTCGCCACGAACCGAAACCTTCAGGCCGCGCTCATCAACAAAGGCTGCAATATCAATGAGAGCATTCTCAAGACTCGTTTCGTTCAGGTCAGCGGCTGTACTGGGTTCGTTACGAAGATCGTTATTGTTCGTAAGAGGGTGATCCGTTGCACAGAGTTCTTTGGCATCACCACCAGTGTAGCTACTATCGAAAGCATTATTAAGCGTGGCGGCACCTTTTACCTGTTTAGTGTTCGCCATGCTGCGAGCCAAAGCTTTCGTATAGCGGGATGCAAGACGATCATAAAGATTATCTTCAATCGCTTCTTCCGTGATGGAGAAAGCGAGAGCGATAGTCTCATGCGTATATCTTGCAGTGTACGCTTCTTGTGCATCATCAAACGATACAGCCGTACCTTCAGCCTTTACGGGTGCTGACCCAAAACCTGAAAGCATGACCTCCTCCTCAAAAGCTCGCTCTGAAGATTCGGTCTCGTAAATCTCGGCTGATTCGTTATCGAACCTGGAATACTCAAGACCAAAAAGGGCTTTGAGTCCAGGCTCTAGCTCTTTCGCTAGTTGGGCTCTACTAATAGCCATTTTATGACCTCCTATACGCCAGTGGTTGAGACAGTGCCAGCCGCAATGGACCCTGTCGGGGCATTGAAACTGTTGTTCAACCTAACGATTGCACCAATACCGGCAGCAGAAAAATCAGCGTTCTCGGGATCGTCTTGCCAACCCATGATACGCATGTTCAGGGTATTGGTTGTGGCAATTGTACTAATATCCAAACGACCAAGAGAAACGCCAGTCGCATCAGTGCCGGTAGTAGCCGTAGAAAAGTTTGCATTTGCAAAGACCGCGGCTCGAGCAACAGCTTTACTCGTCCACGTAGCGTCTGTAGCAATTACAAACAATTGGTTCGGATCGTCAGCAACATACGCCTTAACGGGATGGTTGCTGTCAGCCCCAGAACCGGGCCAGTAGTTACTCCATACGGGCTTGCCTGTCGTACTAGACACATATTCACAACCCATGAAAACACCGACAAGACTAACAGTACCACCAGCAGCAGCGCCTACAATGTCAATATACCCTGTGGACAGGGGGAGGACAGGCGAGCCATGATAGATCTTGCTAGTGTTACCATTGGCGATTTCATAC